TTATACCAAGGATTTACCGGCGGCCCGCGGCGTCGGGACGGCGAGCGCCTTGTCCAGCAGCGAGCGCGTGCTGTCCTCCTCGTTGTCCGGCCAGTACCCGAGGTAGGTGTTGAGCGTGACCGTGGGCGTGGCGTGCCCGCAGGCCAACTGCACCGTCTTGACGTTCTTCCCCGCGTAGATCAGCGTCGTCGCGAAGAAGTGGCGCAGGCTGCGCATCGTGTAGACCCCCGAGGGCACGTCCGCTTTCTTGCACGCGGCCCGCCAGATTTGAGACCAGCGCCCCCGCCGCATAGGCAAGCCTCTGTGGTCGAGAAATAGTAGGCGCGCTGTCCGCTGTTTGGGCCTACTCGGAATGGTGCGGTCGGGCAAGGTGATCGGTTCTGCGTTCACGAAGTTCTGAATGTGCCATGCAAGCGCCTCACCAACAATGACCGGGAGTTCCGTCTTGCGAGTGCTCGTCGCCGACTTCGGCGGCGCCAGGGACGGTAGGCCGGTCTGCCATTCGCGCAATTGGTGGCGGACGTGGACCACCCGGCGCAGGAAGTCCACGCCGTCCACCTCCAAGCCGAGCACCTCCGCGGTGCGCCAGCCGCACCCAGCGGCCAGCAAGACGGCCGCCCGGTACTCCGCGGGCATCGAGTTGACGATCCTCATCACGACGTCCCCGGTCGGCACCACGTAGGTGCCCTTCGGCAGCTTCGGCAGCGTGATGCCCGTGCACGGCGTCCGGCCGATGACCCTGTCGGTGATGGCCTGCTCGAACATGGGGCGCAGCACGAGGTGGTAGATGTTGTGGATCGTGGCGGGCGCGAGCGGCCGATCCGCGTGATGCAGCCGGTTCTGAATCCAGTCCTTGATCGTGCCGGACCGGACGGCGAGCATCGGCTTCCCGCCCATGACCGGCACCACGTGGAGCCGGATGTACCGCTCCAGGCTCTCCTCGGTGCCGGTGCTGGTGATGCGCTGCTTGCGCCACTCCTCGGCGTACTCGGCAACGGTCTGGCGTCCGGCCGAGGGGTCGATGTACTGCCCGCGGATGATGTCGGCCTGGATCTTGTTGTCCTCCCGGACCGCGTCGGGCTTGCGCTCGAACGCGAGCGTCTTCACCTCGGCGGTCTCCGGGTCCTCCCAGCGGACCCGCCAGCGCTTGCCGCGGCCGTGCCGCGAGGAGCGCATGGGCTTGCCGGTCGCGGGGTCGAGCCTCTTCAGGTACCACAGGTCGTCGATCGGCATCGCGTCACACCTCGCTCTGCACGATGTCGGCGACGGTCAGGGGGTCTCTGGCCAGCTCGTCGCGCTGGGCGTGCTGCCAGGCCTCGAAGTGGGCCGCTTCGGCGCGGACGGTGAACCGCTTTCCCCTGCGGCGCTTGGTCTTGGGGTCGATCCACCTGACCTCCCAGCGCCGTCCCTTGCCGTGCTGGGCCGAGCGTGCCGGTGTGCCGGTCTGCGGGTCGATCGTCTTCAGGTACCACAAGTCGTTGACGGACATGCCTCTCCCCAGGGTGCGTTGTGCTAGCCGATGAGGTGTTGGTCGTACGGTGCTCGGCGGAGCGCCTGGATGCTTGCCTGGAGCAGGTGCTCCAGGGACCGGGGCTCGGCGCTGATGTCGACGAAGATCGCGTGCGCGTCGTGGTCGACCACGGATGGGGCAGGAAGCTCCGCCGACATGGTGAAGGTGATCTGGACGAGGTCCAGCAGGGCCAGAGGTAGAACGGAGCCGCAGATTGAGTCTTGGGTCACGTGTGGTGAAGCGTTAAACGATCACGTTCTGTTAGCTGGAAATTTCCCTTATCACCCGATCGAACCAGTGTTCGAACCAGGCCCGTGACATCTAGCAGCGGTAGGAGTACCGTCACCCGCCATCCTGCGGACTACTCTCAGTAACTGAGTGGTCATCGGATTCCATTCCCCCGTGGACTACCGAGTACCGCTCCGGGTGCGCCTCGATGTCCTTCGCGGTCGGTGTCGCCACCGGCACCCGGTACTCACCTTCCAGGCGTCGCGCGATCTCCCGCAGCAACGCCTGATTGCTGAACACCGCGATGTCCGCGTGGAAGTGCGCGAAGTCCACGGCGTCGACAGGATCGAGCCAGCCCGCGTAGATGAAGGCCTCAACCGGCTTCACCCCGAACGCCCTGGCGCACGTCACGACGAGTTCAGGTGTCGGCGCCCCTCCCGCCTTCCACGAGTTCAGGCGCGAGCGACTGATCTTGGTTTCGCGCTCGAAGTCAGCGCCGCTCCACTGGAGCCGGTCGAGCTGCTCCTGCACGAAGACCCACCAGTTCGAAGGGGTGGGGGATGTGTTCCTCATGCGGAACAGGTTACGTCTCCAGAAGGAACCGGCAAAGCAAACCCCCTGATCAGACGCGTCCAAACGCCAGATACAGACCATTCCGCCCAACTTCGCGCGCCGTTCTGCGTACGGAACATGTTGCGTCCTCGGTGCGAACGGGCTAGTGTTCCCCCATCGGAACAACGTCCGAACACGGAACGTGAGGTGATCCCCTTGACCGCGAAGCGCCACACCATCCGCCTGAAGGACGGCGCGCTGCGCAGCGCGATGACCGCGTGCGGCATCGAACTGATGTCCACGCTCCAGCAGCGCACCGGCCTCAGCCGCTCCCAGCTCGACCACGTCGAGACCGGCCGCAAGCAGCCCGGTCCCTACTTCGTCGGCAGCCTGCTCGCCGCCGTGACGCCTACCCGCGGGTTCGACGACCTGTTCGAGGTCGTCGCCGAGAACGCTTCCACGAGCCAGGCGTGATGACGGCGCCCGCGAAGCACACGGCGCCCGCCGCCGCGCCGGAGCGCCGGATGCTGACCGCCAACCAGCTCGCCGAGGTGCTCCAGGTCAGCCCCAACACCCTGAAGTCCTGGCGCTACCACGGCACCGGGCCCAAGTGGACGAACGTCGGCCGCACCGTCCGCTACCGGTGGGCCGAGGTCGACAAGTACCTCAAGGCCAACACCAACGGGGGCGCGGAGTGACCACGCAGGACCCCACCAACAAGACGACCCGCCCCGGCTGCAACCGGAACGGGCCTGTGTCGAACACCGAGGAGACCATCCCCATGTCCACTGCTGAGGCTACCGCGCTGATCGAGCGCGCCGCTACCGAGCTGCCCGAGCTGACCGCCGAGCCGACCATGCTGGCCGCGCCGCGCTGGGCCACCGCGTCCACGCTCGGCCCCGACGACGTGCACCACGTCCACGAGTCCCCGGTGCGGTTCGGCGTTGAGAGCGACAAGATCGGCCGTCCGATCGTCCGGTGCGGTGCGGCGCTGTCGCAGCTCGACTACCTGACCTCCACCGGCGGCAGCGTGGTCGGCACCGACCGCCAGGGCGCGACCATCGACCTCCTGTTCCCGAACGACACCGCCATGCTGCCCATCGGCGAGGCCCGCGTACTGCACGGCGTGCTCGGCGGCCTGCTCACCCGCTACGACGCCGCCGAGTCGCCCGCGAGCCCGTCCCGCGAGGTCGGCCCGTGGCCGTGCCTGCCCGACTGCACCGACGACCACCCGGCGGACGCGGTCGCCCACGAGTGCAGCACCCAGACCTACATCGGCAAGGTCCAGCTCGACTACCTCAAGGACACCCTCTCGGTCGAGGCCATCGCCACCAGCGTCAACGCCGACACGTTCCCCACGGTGCTCCTGGAGCGGAGCGACCTGCACCCGGACGAGGCCTCGCAGGTGACCAGCGCGCAGGCCCGCGAACTGGCCGCGCTCCTGCTGGCCGCCGCCGACAAGGCCGACGCGCTCGCCGCACGCCCGGACGCGACCGTCACCCCGGCAGGTGCCTGATGAACACCACCACGAACACGCTGCCCTGCATCGTCGGATGCAACCGCGCACACATCGCCTACCAGGTGATCGACCCCGACGCGGGTCACGGCGAGTGCAGCGCCTACACCCCGATCGGCTGGACCGGCCAACTCGGCGACACCCGCGACACCCGCGCGACGTCCGTCGGCCTCGTGCGCGGCGTCCACATCGACGAAGGCCCCTCGTCCTACGTGACCATCGGCCACGAGCGGGCAGGCGAGGACAACCTCTGCTTCGACCCGGAGCAGGCCGCCGACCTCGGCGCGCTGCTGACCCGCGCCGCCGCGCTGGCCGCCGAGCACGCCGACGCCGACGCCGCCGTGCACGCCGCATGGATCGCCGCGGGCGGTGCCGCGTGAGCCGGAAGCTGCCCAACCCGAACCACAAGGCCGCGAACCGTCTGTGGCTGCTCGCCCTGCTCGCCTCGAGCTTCATCGTCACCGTGGTCGTGCTGCTGTCGCTGCCCCAGGGCATCGCCCCGGCACCGTGCGGCGTCCAGGCCTCCCAGGTCGAGTGCGGCGGTGAGGGCTGATGTCCGAGTCTCGCGCCGCCCGCGCCGCGCTGATCTCCGACGCCTTCAACGGACGCCGCCAGGCGACCGAGAGCGGCGGTCACCGCGGCGACGCCTCGCAGCCCGCGCCGATCTGGCCGGGCGACGACAAGGACGCCGCCCCGGTCGTGGAGAGGGGCACCGCATGAGCACCGACCTGTCCAACCTCGCCGCGGTCGTGGCCCGGCTCGGCCTGCCCGCGATCACCATCGAAGCCCCGTGCCCGACGTGGTGCACCACGGGCCCCCACCCGTACGAGGCGCACGCCCTGGCACCGAACGAGTTCTACCGCACGCACACCACGCTCGTGGCCGAGACGCGGTCCGGTCTGGAGATCGTCATCGACTCACTCGAGTCGATCACCACGCACGGCTACTCCGCCGAGCCGCCCGCCGTGGTGGTGCGCCCCGGCGACGAGGTCGCCGAGTTCACCGCGCCCGCCGCGCGAGCGCTGGCCGCCGACCTGGTGGCCGCCGCGTCCGCGCTCGAACTGATCTTGATCTCCCAGAACGGGGGGCCGACCCGTGGGTGACGACAGCTACGGCGGGCCCAACCCCGCGCAGCGCCCGTTCCGCCACCCCGGCGGCCGGACGTGCCCCTCGACCGCACTCGCCATCCTCGCCGTGCCCGCCGTCTTCTTCACGGTGGCCGCGCGCCTCGCCAAGAAGGGCGGCCGTCGATGACCGACGAAATCACCGTGCCCCGTGCCGATATCGAAGACCTGATGCAGGCCCTCGCGACCTACCAGCACATGGCCCTCAACGGGGGCAACATCTGGGGGCAGCAGGACGCCCGCGACCTGATGACCCGCGTGCGTGAGGCGCAAGGGTTCGGCTACGTGTACTTCCACCTGTGGTTCGGCCGCAACCATCAGGGGTTCAAGCCGGGCGACCAGGCCCGCTACGTCGAGCGCTCGCTTCGCTACGGACCGGCCTTCTCCATCGAGGACGAACAGCGCGCCCTGACCCCGCACGCGATCAAAACCACGTTCCACCCCTGCGAGATCCTCGCTTGCTACACCCACGGTGCGCTCGTCAACACGGGCGTGAACGGTGTCGAGTGGATGGCGTGGCACACGCTGCACCGCCTCGACCGGCTCCACTCCGAACCGACGTTCGACGTGGCGAACTACGCCGCGATCGTCGAGCACATGGGGCTCGACTACGACCCCGCAGGCTTCCCTGAACCCGTCGCGCCGCTGTTCCTCGCGCCCGCCGCCCCAACGCTGTCCGTGGTGAAGGGCGGTTCCTGATGTCCCGCGATGACATCCGCAAGGCGTTCCCCGCGCTCGACGAACACACCGTGGACCTGATCGCCGACAGCGGCGTCTCGGTGCCCTTGGTCGCCGACGTCGTCGCCGCGCTGCGCAAGCACGGCCACAGGATGCCCCGACCGGCCGCCGAGCACCTCGACGCCTCCGCCCGCACGATCAGGGCCATCGCGGGTCTCGTGAACGCCCACGAGGGTCGCGACCCGTTCGGCGCGCTGCCCGCGCCCACGTCGCTCCGGGGCCGGGCATCCGCGCTGAAGCAGCAGTTGCACGCGCTGTCCCCGGTCGCCCACGCGGACGAGTACCGGTCGCTGTTCGCCGAGCTGGTCGCGGTCGAGGCCGAGATCAGCGCCGGTCGCGACGAGCCCCCGGCGCCGGTCCTCCCCGCCGCCGAACCGCGTCCTCACACTGTGCGCGCCCAGCTCGAGGTGCACGTGGACGACCTCGTCAGCGCGGACGCGCTGACCGCGCCGGGTGAAGGCGGCCCGATCCGGATCGTGGTCGGGCACCTGCCGCAGCACCTCTCCCTCGTGAAGACGGAGGCCGTGCGCCGAGCCGCGTACTGGAGATCGGACGTCACGCTCGTCGGCTCCGGCCCCGGACTGGCGTGGCTGCGCGACTCGGTCGCCGAGTACCTCGCCCAGCAGCACCTCGCCGACCTCGAGTACGAGCGCGGAACCTCCGCCCAGTAGTCCCTCGCCGAGTGCACCCCGGACGGCGGCCACGGTCGCCGTCCGGGCCTTATCCAGACACAGCAAGGAAAGGGGCACAGCGATGGCGACCCGGTCGCACCGAAACGCGATCCGGTGGGCACGCGAGATTCCGACGATGCTCCACGGTGGACGCCTTGACAGGGTCGCTCACCACGTCGTGCTGCTGATCGCCACGTGGGCCGACAACGACGGCAAGAACGCGTACATGTCGCTCGACGCGCTCGTCCAGTACGGGCACGTCGGCTTGGCGGAGCTGCACGAGGTGCTCGGCAGGCTGGAGAAGCGCGGCTACATCATCCCCGCGGTCGCCGAGCACGGCGCGGCCGGATGGGTCCTGCCCGTGGACCGCAAGCACGAGCCCGACACCATCGCCGACACGCGGGCGGCAAAGCGCCGAGCGGCGACCGCCAAGCGCACACGCGAGTGGCGCGAGGCGAAGCGCGTGACGCAGGACAACGGCGTCACCGTGACGCCTGACTCCTCCGTCACGGTGACGCAGAAGTCAAGCGTCACAACGGGAAGCGTGACGCAGAAGACCACCGTCACAGGGGGGTCGGTGACGCAGGACTGTGACGCTGGTGACGCATCAGGAAGCGTCACACCCGCAGGTCAGAGGCCTGTACCTCCAGTTACCTCCATAAAGAATTACCTCCATAAAGACGCGTGCGCGGAGCGCCCGCCCGCCGCTGTCGCGGCTGAGACCGATCCGGACGCCTCGAACGGAGCCCTCTTCGGCGCCGCGCCGAGCAAGCCCACGAAGGCCCCCGCGCCCGACTTCACCGACGACTTCAACGCGTGGTGGGCCCTCTACCCCCGCAAGGCCGACCGGAAGCCCGCGCTCATTGCCTACGAGAAGGCCCGGCTCGGCAAGGCCGTCCGCGACAACAAGAAGCGGCGGCCGGTCTCCGCCGAGCAGCTCCTCAGGGCTACGCCGATGTTCGCCGCGCAGATGCGCCAGGAGGGCCGAGAGGCCAAGCACATCCCGATGGGGGCGACCTGGCTCAACAAGGACGGCTGGGAGGACTACGGGCCCGCTGAGGCCCCGCAACGGCCCACTGTGGATCACCTCCGCGCGACCGCCGACGCCGCCGAGGCCGCCCGGCTGCTCCGCACGCACTACCTCGACCCCGGTCAGCACCCCAACGACCCCACCCCTCACGGCCAGTTCGTCCGCGCCGCGCGCGTCGCCTTCATCGACCAGCACGCCGACGAACTGGACGCCATCCTCACGAAGCAGGCCGCCTCATGACCGACCCCCAGAACACCACCGACCCGCTCAACCCCCGCGACTCCGAGCGGACCCTGATCGCCCACCTCGGCAGCGCCGCCTACCGGCTCGCCAACGTGCTCGACCAGCTCCCCGGCAGCGACTTCTACAGCCCCGCCTACGGCGACGTGTGGGACGCCGCCCGCGCGCTGCGCACCGCCGGCGAAACCATCGAGCCCGTCAACCTCGCCCGGCACATGCACGCCGCCGGCACCTTCCGCGGGCACGCGGCCGTCGTCCTCAACGGCGACCTCCTGGCGGGCGCCGGCGGCTACGCCTCCCCCGAGCACCACGCCCGGATCGTCGCTGAGTTCGCCGCGGCACGCCGCATCCTCAAGTTCGGCCTCGACGTCCAGCGCAACGCCCAGCGCGTCGGCAGCGGCGCGGAACTCAGCGAGGTCGTCTCCCGCGTACACGCCGACTTCGCCGGGCTCGACGAGGCCACCGCCCCCACCGACGAGATGCCGAAGTCCTGGGACACGGCGTTCGCCGAGTGGCAGCAGATCAACGCCGAGGGCGCCGAGCACCCGCCGATCTACCCAACCCCCTGGGACAACTTCAACGAGGCCACCGGCGGAGGCCTCCAAGGCGGCCGCTTCTACCTGATCGGCGGGCGCCCCGGCGACGGCAAGTCAACCGTGACGTTCAACCTCGCCGGGCACTTCGGGCCGGAGCGCATCCCATCCCTGTTCATCTCCGCAGAGATGTCCGATCACGAGGTCGTCGCCCGCATCGTCGCCCGCGGGGCCGCCGTCGACCTCCGCGAGCTCGTCAGCTACGGCATGTCGCAGTTCACCCGCCGAGAGGTCGACCGCTTCGCCTCCACCGCGACCGGCTACCCGCTGTGGATCGAGTCCAGGCCGACCGCCCTGCCCCGCATCAAGGCCACCGCCCGCGCCCTCAAGCGCAAGCACGGCCTCGCGGTGCTCGTCGTCGACTACCTCCAGATCGTCAGGTCCGGCAACCAGTTCGGGAACCGGCAGGAGGAGGTGGCCCACATCTCCCGCGAGCTGAAGGCCCTCGCGCGGGAGCTGGACATCGCGGTCGTCGCCCCGGTCCAGCTCAACCGCGGCCCCGCCGCGCGCGCCGACGCCCGCCCGGTCATCACCGACCTGCGCGAGTCCGGCCAACTGGAGCAGGACGCCGACATGGTCGTGCTCCTGCACCACCCGCTTGAGGACGACCCCCACAGGCCCGGCCAGCAGATGCGCACCGGGGACATCGAGTTCATCATCGCGAAGAACCGGCACGGCCAGACGACCACGGTGTCCCTGCGCTGGCTCGGCTCCTACGCCACGATCTCCAACCCGCGCCGATGACCGGCCCCGTCCGCCTCGACCCCGACGGCCGCCTGTGGGAGTGGCTCGGCCACACCGTCGACATCGGCAGCCCTGGGTGCGTCACCCCCATCCAGGACTACCCCGGCCTGCGCTTGGTCGGCGCCGCAGTGCTCGCCCACCGCGACGCCGTTACCCCGGCCGACCTCGACGACGCCGCCCTCCTCGGCTACATCGTCGAGGCCCACCCGCCGTGGGACGGCAACTGCCCCGCGTGCGGCACCGCCGAGCCGTGCCAGCCCCAGCGGGACGGCGAACTCCTCGCGGGCGCCTACCTCGTCCGCAAGTCCACCGAACTCGTCCAGCGGTCGCGCGCCAACCTCGCGGCCCACGACGCCCGACGCCGAGAGACACCAGCGTGAGCAACTGCCTATGCCGCGGCGGCTGGATCAACACCGCCTGCCCCGACCACGGGGTGCCTTCATCCGGAGACGACCCGCTGACCACCTCCGAGCAGCGCCAGCACGAAGGGACCGACGAGCGATGACCCACATCCACGGCGCCTACGTCGACGAGCTCGCCGACATGCCCCCCGTGATCGGGCCGGACGGCACGGTCAGCGTCACCGCCCAGGACCGCGCCGAGCCGTTCCGGGTCGCAGTTGCCCAGATCAGCACCGCCGCCCGCGCGCTTGGCGAGGCCTGGGCCCTCATCACCGCCGACATGGTCGCCGACACCCGCGCGTGGACGGGCGCGCACCGCGCCGCAGGCCTCGCCGATCAGCCGCCCGACGACCCGCGCGCCCGCGCCTTGTGGCTGCGCCAGCACCGCAACACTTGCCCGGTCCGGCGCTCACACGCCCGGCGCGTGGCGCGATGACCCCACCCGCTACGCCCGTTGTCGACGCGCTCGACCTCACGTCGTGGATCACCGCGGCCGTCCTCGCGACCGCGCTCTTGGCGGTCGCCGTCATGGCCGGACTCGGCCTTCGCCGCGAGCGGCACCCGCGCCGACCCGGCGGGCACCGCCGTGGGTGAGGCCCGCCGGCGCCGTGGCCGCGCGCCCGGCCCGCTCCCCCGCGGCACCTGCTCGGTGTGCGGCAACGAGTTCGCGCTCCGGGCAAGCCGCACGCTCGGCCAGCACCAGCGCCGGACCGCGCAGGGCTACCGGATCGGCCGCTGTCCCGGCGTCGATCAGCCCCCGGTCGGACTGAAAACCGTCGAAAACACCGTTACCGGTGCCGACGTCACCGCAGTTCAGACCCCAGAAATCAGGATTTCATCGGCCACTGAAGACACCGACCCCGAGCCGAGGAGCACCCCCGTGCACGACGTCACCACCGAGACCCGCCTCCGGGCTCTCGACGAGAAGATCACCCCCCTCTACGAGTACCTCGGCCAGCACCACGCCGCTGACATCGTGCCGGGCGAAGGCCCGATCGAGATGGCGCTCCGGCTGATCCGCCAGCACGACGAGCAGTGCCGGACCGCGCTCGGCAGCATCACCGCGGAGTCGACCTGCCGGTTCGAGTACGACCGCAGGGACCCCGACGGCGTCACCGTCACCTGCCGGACACATGGCGACCAGGTCAGCGGCACGGCACCCGAGGTCGCCGACTGGGAAGACGCACACACCGCCGACCGGATCAGCGCGCGGCGCGTGCCGTCCTCGCAGTCCGACGAGCACCCGGTGCCCGGTTTCGTGTGGGAGGCCGTCGCCGCCGTCGCGTCCCTGCCTGCCGTCGTCGCCGCCGTCTCCACGCCCAACCCGGCGTGGTCGGTCACCAGCTTGATCGAGTCATCCGTCCGCGTCGCCCTCGCCACCGTGGCCCAGGCCGCCTGCGCGCTGAAGGCCGCCGCACCCAGCTAGACCGCGGCCGGGCCCGCTCCTCGATGCCGAGCGGGCCCGGCCGCCGACCAACCCACCACCGCACCTCAGGAGGAGCCCCCCGTGTCCCCTTGTCTGCTCCCCCGCTGCCGGTCCGGCCAAGACGCCGCGTCCGACTCGCGCCTCTGCGAGACCTGCATCGGCCACCTCGTGTCGACCCTGCGCACGGTCGAGGAGAACGTGGCTGCGTTGACCCCCGTCAAGGGCGTGCGCCCCGGCATGGTCGCCACCGCCTCCGGCTTCGAGAGCGCCTCTCCTGCCGCCGATCACGTCCTCGTAATGCTCGACCCCCGCAGCAAGATCACGGGCCCACAGCGCACGCTCACGGGCCCGGACGACGACCTCGAGCCGCCCCTGTCCGTGGCCGTGCTCGGCGAGTGGGCGCAGCTCGCCGGGTGGACCGTCGGCACCGTCCGCGACGCCGTGTCCGCGCTGCTCGTCAACCACCGGTGGATCACCGATCAGGACTGGGTGGTCGACTACGCCGACGAGCTGTACCGGCTCCTCGGCCAGCTCCTGCGCGCGAACGGCGACGGCCCGCCGATCCCGCAAGCCGCGTGCATCCGTCCCATCGGGAGCGTCACTGTGGGACGCACGACCGTCCCCGTGCTGTGTAACGGCCCGATCGTCGAGGTGCGATACCAGACTGGCGGCGGAGCACGCTGCCTGGCCTGCGACGAGTCGTACAGTGGGTTCCAGCTCGTCCGGCTGGCTCTCGGCACCTCGGAGGCATCGTGACGTCTGGACTGCACCCCTTCCTGGCCTGGCTCCGCGCCCAGATCGCGGCCCTCCGTGCTGAAGCCGAAGCCAGCCACAGCGACGACACCGCCGAGTTCGACGCCGTCCTGGCCCAGTGCGAGGCGCACACGAAGCTCCTGGACCTCATCGAGCAATCCGCCGTGCCCGAGATCAAGCTCACGCCCGAAGCTGACGAGACCGACTTTGTCGCGATCTTCCTGGACTACAAGATGGGCGACTTCATCGACGCGGTGGGCCTCGCCTACCAGCATCATCCCGGGTACGCCGAGCAGGTCGCCGCCTACAAGGCCACCCCTCACCAGTTCCAGATAGCCAAGGCCGACGACGAACTCAGCAGGCGCCGCAACCCGACGAGCCCACGGTGAGCAGCCCCGATGAGCAGTTGCACGCCACCCTGCTCGGCGTGCTTCGGGGCTACGAGCCGGACAACCATCTCGTCCACTGCCCCGACACCGTCGTGGTCCCCTGGCCCATCCCGCCGTCGATCCCCGACCCCGCAGGCAACGGCCGGTGGCAGATGCTGACCTGGTCCGTCCAGTGCGGACACGGCAAGGACGCCATGAAGTTCGAGACCCACATGCAGATCGTGAAGGACCCGGAGGCGCCCGAACCATGACCACTCCCACCGGCGGACCTCGCGTCCCCTCCGACCTCGTGCGGTTGGTGCTCGCCGAGGAGGCCGCGCGCACCGGCCGCCCCCACCTCGTCATCAAGCCCGCCTCGCTCCGCAACTGGACACGCCGCGGCTACGTCACCCGTACCCCCGAGGGGTATGACCTGCGCGAGGTGATGGCCTACATCGAGCGGCGCGAGCAGCGCGGCAGACTTGCCGATCAGGCAGCTTGACGAGAGATCACTTGATCTGACACGCTTCGTGCAGCGGTAGAGGTGTGTCCACAGAAGCCCCCACGGTCCTCCGGGCCTGGGGGCTTCGTCGTGTCGGCACCGTCCCGCTCCACAACGAATCCGCCAGCGGTACCGCGTCGCTGCAGAATGGCGCCGGGCGGTAGATCAACGCCGTGCCGGGCCTTCGCCGGACGTCTGCAACCGCTGGATCGTCTCGTCGACCGCCTGCTCGAAGTGCTCAGCGAAGGCATCGGCTGACCGGCCCATCTCGCGGCAGATCCTCTCGGTGCCCCACACGAGGGTCACGATGACCCACGAGGCGCCTGCCGCGATGAGGACAAAGTCAGACGTGGGCGACGGCGCGGTGAGCCCGAGCCAGACGGCAAGGCCCGTCACAAGGACGGCGACAACCACCACGGCCGTGAGCGTTCGCGACACAGGCACCTCCTGGTTTCGTCACCCGGCCTGGCGATTATCGCTGGTCCCAGGCACACCGTTGCCCCATTCACCCGATCAGCGCAACAGCGCTGATCGTCCTCAACGTCCGCAGGGGTGCGGCACGACGGCTGGTCCCCGTCACCGCTGGGCATCGGAGTGCGTGCCCAGAGATCAGCAGGCCAGGCAGCCAGCACGCCGTCACGAGCCGTGGCAGGTCCGCGGCGGCCGACCGGGCATCATCTCGGTCGGCCGCCGCGTCCGAACCATCCCTCAGGAGGAACCACCCGATGCCCGCAACTCACCGCTCACGTGCCGACGGCACCGAGGTTGAGGCCATCCAGTTCGACGGCTCCAACCACGACGCCGTCCGGGCGGTCGTCGGTCAGGACTGCTTCGACACCGAGCACGACGACGGCCGCGACCCCGAGGTTGTCGCCCACGTCTTCTACCGGCTCTACAACATGTGGCAGGGCGTCAAGGTCGGCGAGTGGGTCGTCCTGCTCGGCCCCGACGAGGCGACCCGCTTCGACCCCGGCGTGTTCGACGACCGGTACGAACCGCTCGTCGACGAGCCCCCGGCCGCGGTCTAGCTACCGCTCAAGCAGCGGACTCCTGGCCAGCGGCACCGTCCGCGGCGCTGGCGCGGTAGCTGAAGTAGCCGGCCGTCACCAGCAGGCCGACACCGATCGCCGCGACCACCCAGGCCAGCAGGCTCCTGGACTCCAGCGCGGGCACGCACGACGGGTACAGGTCGACGAGCGCCGACTGGGAGACCGGACCGCCGCAGTCGGCCGCCAGGCCAGCCTCGGTCACGCTAACCGGCAGGAACGCCAGCACCACAGCCCCGAGCAGCACGGCGGCACCGACGGCGTACAGGACGTTTCGCATCTCGGACTTCATGACAGATACCTCGTCATGGACCTACCCAGTGTTACGGCGATCCCCAGGAGAGCAGAGCATCATGGCCGTCACTCCGTTGAACGCGGCAGGCATCAGCCGCAACAAGGCCTTCGACAGCAGCACCGGCGCTGCCGCGGACCCCACCAACTTCAACAGCTTCCCCAACAACGGGAAGACCTTCCTCGTCATCACCACGGGCGCGACGCCCGGCACGGTGAGCCTGGCCGTGAGCCGCAAGGTGGACGGCAAGTCGGTCGCCGACGTGCCCGTGCTGGACACCGCGGGCGCCGCTCTGGCCGCGTCCAAGACCTACATCGTCGGCATCGGCTCGGCTGCGGACTACGGCGACATCGTCACCGTCAAGGCCACGCAGAACACCACGAAGATCCTGGTCTTCCAGGTCTGACCGGGTGGCCGCCGTGACCATCGATCCCCTCCGGAACGTCGTCCGCTTTACCGCGACGGGTATGGATACCGCGCTGCTCGGCGGCTACTACTTCCCGGTCCGGGACCTCACGAACCGGGACGCAGCGCAGCGCGCCCGCCGTGCCGCCTCCGACGAACGCGAGGCCGACCTGGAGCGCAGAGCCGCCGAGCTCCGCATCGAGCGCGAGGCGGAAACGGCTCGGCTCCACCAGCGCCACGCGGACCTGGTCACCACCCACGCGGGCAACCCGATCCTCGCCGCGCTCCTCGCCGAGCACGCCCCACACAAGGGCGGCCCCGGCCTCGAGTGCCGAGGCTGTCCCGAGAACCACGACACCGAGTACGGGTGTGAGTTCATGGCGTGGCCCTGCCCGACGTGGACCACGATCGCGAACAACGGGAGGCCAACGTGAACGGCCCGTACACCTGCGGCATGTGGGACGACCGCAAGGATGCCGACATCTGCGGCGAGCCAGCATCGACGGCTTACGTGGTGCACGTCTTCCCGGACGGTCTGACCGGTGAGGTTCAGGTGCGGTCCGTGTTGGTGCTCTGCGACCGACACCGGGACGCACTGCCCACCGCTGCAACTGCCTGACCGGGAGGTGAACCGTGCAACACAACCTGCGCCTGCCCGACCTCACCACGCCCCTGCCGGACTACGGCATGGTCAACCTCCAGCTCCACCGTGACCAAGACCGCGAGTGGCTCGAAGTCCAGTCCACCGACGACGTGATCGGCGTGAGCAAGGACATTCTCGGCAGGCTCACCGCCGACGGCCAGCTCGTCGACGGCAGGTTGACCCTCGACACCGCAGACGAGTACGCCTACGAGCGCATCGAGGACTCCCAGGTCCACCCGCACACAGCCCGGTTCCGCCTCCTGCAACGGCCGTGACACCGTGCCTGCCCGCTCCAAGCGCGTGTGCAACGGGTGCCGCCAGTCCGTCCCGCCCGGACCATGCCCCTCCTGCAAACCGGCACAGCGAAAACGGTGGAGCCCCAGCGAGGCAACCCGCCCCAGCGCGGCGGCCCGCGGCTACGACGAGCGCTGGCGCAAGACCAGGCTCGCCTACCTCGAGGCCAACCCCTACTGCCAGTGCACGGTGTGCGAGCGCCTCCCGGTGTACCTCAAGCCCCCGGCCGTCGACGTCCACCACCTGGACAACCTCGGACCCAAGGGACCGCGGGGCCACGACTGGTCCAACCTGCAAGGGCTGACGCACGGCCACCACAGCCGCATCACCGCCACCGAGGACGGCGGGTTCGGCAGGCCCAAGGTCGACAAAGGGCACTGACCTACGGGCGCAAGGGCGAAGGGCAGGCAGCCCGGCCACCGCGCCGACGGGCAGCAGTGAGGCCCTCGAGGCTCGATCCGACCCCCGATCGAGATGATGCAAATTCACTCGAATGGACCTATTGACACTTTGGACCCTTTTAGGGTAGGGGGGTCGACATCGCTGGGGCTGGGGGTACCCAGACCGTCTCCGGGGGTGTCGCTCTCACCGTCTCAGAACGAAGTGACCGGGGGGCACCGGCCATGACCCTCGGTGATCACCGAATGGCCTATTGACCTGGCCTTTTGACGACAGGGGGTAGCTGTGACCTCCTCGGCCAGCACCGGGCGCAAGCAGCTCCCCGCGAACGTCAAGCTCCTGCACGGCAGGCACGAAGGCGTCGACTCCGGCGGGCGCAAGGTCAAGACCCCGCCCGCCTTCAAGCGCCTCCCACCCGAACCGCCCACCTGGCTCGGCGAACTCGCCCGCGCCGAGTGGGACCGGGTGGTGCCCGAACTGTCCCGGCTCGACCTGGTCAAGCCGATCGACGCCGCCGCACTCGGCGCCTACTGCGAGATGGTCCAGCTCTTCATCACGGCGACCGCCGAGGTCCACGAGAACGGCCTCACCGTCGAGAACAAGTCCACCCGCAAGGACGGGACCGAGTCGGTTTGGTACACCGCCAACCCCGCCGTCGGGGTCCAGCGGAACGCCCAGGCTGCCATCCGGTCCTGGTGCGCGGAGTTCGGGCTTACTCCGGCCGCCGAGATGAAGCTGGCCCAGGAGGGCGGCGACGGTGGCCAGGAGGACGACGACCCCTTCGGTTGAGCTGCCCGACCAGGAGACCCTCGACCGGCTGAAGCTCTCGCCCGAGGTCGCCTACTACCTCGTCACCCGCGGCATCCCGCTGCCCGACTGCCCGCCGCTGATCAAGACTCCCGAGGCGGGCGAGGTACTCGCGGACGCCCGGTTCGACCCGGAGCGGGTCGACAAGGTGCTCAACGCGTTTAAACGGGTCCGCCACACCCAGGGCGCTCTCGCGGGCAAGCCGCTCGTCCCGGACCCGTGGCAGGTCGCCTACCTGATCGCCCCGGTGTTCGGCTGGGTCCACCAGAACGACGCGGGCACCTGGGTCCGAGTGGTCCGCGAGCTCTACGCCGACATCCCGCGCAAGAACGGGAAGTCGACCACCTGTGGTGGCATCGGCCTCTACCTGACCGGCGCCGACGACGAGCCCGGCGCGCAGGTGCTCGCCGCGGCCACCACCACCGACCAGGCCGGGTACGTCTTCGAGCCGGTGAAGCAGTTGGCCGGTTCCTCGCCCGCGCTGAAGAAGCACTTCAAGTCGCTGGCCAAGAAGGTCATCCACCGCAAGAGCGGGAGCTACTTCAAGGTCGTCTCCTCCGTGGCGGAGGCACTACACGGCGCCAACCTCCACGGCGCGGTCATCGACGAGCTCCACATCCACGACTCGCCGGACCTGGTCGAGGCCATCGAGACCGGCGTGGGTTCCCGACGCCAGCCGCTGATCGTCATCATCACGACCGCGGACACCGGCAAGCAGGGCACCATCTACGCGCGCAAGCGCAAGCGGGTCGAGAACCTCGCCACCCGAACGATCACCTCGCCCAGCACCTACGGCGTGGTGTGGGCGGCGGAAGAGGGCGACGACCCGTTCGCCGAGTCCACGATGCGCAAGGCTAACCCCGGCTTCGGCATCTCGCCGACGCGGGAGTTCCTGCTCGGCCAGGCGGAGAAGGCCAAGGAAGACCCGGTCGAGCTGGCCAGCTACCTCCGCCTGCACCTCGGCATCCGGACGAAGCAGACCACCAAGTACATCCCGATGGACGTCTGGGACCGCAACGCGGCTCTCGTGGTCGAGGAGCGGCTGAAGGGCCGGGAGTGCTACGGCGGGCTCGACCTCGCCAGCACCTCGGACATCTGCGCTCTGGCGTGGGACTTCCCGGACGACGACGGCGGGCATGACGTCCTGTGGCGGCTGTGGATGCCGGAACGGGCCTTCGACGACCTGGAGAAGCGGACCGCAGGCGAGGCCCGTGTGTGGCGCGATCAGGGCTTCCTGCGGGTCACGCCCGGCGAGGTCGCCGACTACGCCTACATCCGCAAGGCCATCAACGACGACCGTGAGGCGTTCGACGTCCGCGAGGTCGCCTACGACCGCTGGAACTCCAGCCAGCTCGTGGTCGACCTCGGCGGCGACGGCCTCGACATGGTGCAGATGGGGCAGGGCTTCGTGTCCATGTCCCCGCCCCTCAAGCAGTTGAAGCACTTGCTGCTCGAGGGCACCGAGGAGAAGCCGAAGTACCGCCACGGCGGCAACCCGGTCCTCCGGTGGATGGTCGACAACCTCGCCGTCGCGACCGACGCCGCGGGCAACGTCAAGCCCGACAAGGAGCACTCCGGCGACAAGATCGACGGCGTCTCCGCCGCGGTGAACGCCATCGACCGCGCGATCAACCGACCGAAGAAGCGCAAGTCCGCATACGAGGACGACGAGGAACTGATGGTCGTCTGAGGAGGTTCGAATGGGCTGGCGGCGACACGTCCGCAGCCGGGTCGTGGTGAACCTCAAGAGCGGTTCCGCCATCGAGGGCGTGCTCTACCGATCCGACACGCAACTGCTGGAGATCAAGGGCCCCATCGTGCACGAACCGGGGGCCGAACCCGCGCCCGCCGACGGCTCGATGGTCGTCGAGCGGTCCAACGTGGACTACGTCCAGATCGTGGGGTGAGGGCATGGCGTTCGTGGTGTCCTCGGGATCGCTGACCTCCGTCCACCGCGCAGCACCGCCGACCCTGCCGTACGCCGTCCGTCTCGCGGACGACTACTCGGCGGACTACGCGGAAATCTGGCGCACCCAGCCTGCGGTGCGGATGGTGGTCACGTTCCTCGCCCGCAACATCGCTTCGCTCGGTCTGCACGTCTACCGGCGCGAGTCCGACACGAACCGGACAAGGCTGACCGACCACCCCCTGGCGTCGCTGCTCGGCCGTCCGAGCCCCAAGACCACGACATACCGGGCGATCAACGCGCTCGTGCACGACCTGGGCATCTTCGACGCGGGGTACTGGGCCAAGGTCAAGGCTGGCGACGACCGGGCGCTGTTGCGGGTCCCGCCCGCCCAGATCACGCCGAAGGGCGACTCGTGGGCGGGCCCCGACAAGTTCGAGATCCGCGGCAACCGCGGCAAGCGCGAGGTCGACGCCGACGACATCGTCTACTTCCGCGGCTACCGCCCCGAGGACGACAAGGCGGGTTGCTCGCCCATCGAGTCCCTGCGGCGCATCCTCGCGGAGGAGTACGAGGCGGGCAGGTACCGGGAGCAGACGCTCCGCAACGGCGCCCGCATGTCCGGCTACCTCAAGCGCCCCGCAGACGCGCCCCAGTGGAGCAAGAACGGCAAGGACAACTTCCGGGCCCAGTGGCAGGCGCAGTACGCGGGCAACGGCCCCCAGGCCGGCGGGACGCCGATCCTGGAAGACGGCATGGAGTTCGTGCCCGCTTCCCAGACGGCGGAGCAGCTCCAGTACATCGAGACGCGGAAGTTCACCCGCGAGGAAGTGGCCGCGGCCTACTTCATCCCGCCGCCGATGGTGGGCATCCTCGAGCACGCCACGTTCTCCAACATCGAGCAGCAGCACCTGATGCTCTACCAGGACACCCTCGGCCCCTGGCTGGTGCAGATCGAGCAGGAGATCGACCTCCAATTGGTCCCGGACTTCCCGGACACCGGGCGGGTCTACGTCGAGTTCAACCTGGCCGAGAAGCTGAAGGGCTCGTTTGCCGAGCAGGCCACCGCGCTTCAGACGATGGTCGGCGCCCCGATCATGACCCGCAACGAGGGCAGGGCGAAGCTCAACCTGCCGTCCATCGACGGCGGGGATGAGCTCATCACCCCGCTGAACGTCCTCGAGGGCGGGCAGGCCTCGCCCACCGACTCGGCGCCGCCCCCAAAAGCGGTGTCGCCGTCCGTTAAGTCGCGGTCGGCGAAGGCGCTCTCGGCGGAGGACGACGTGGACGCCGTCGCGGAGGCGCTCCGGAAGTTCTTCCGGCGGCAGGAGCGGGTGATCAAGTCCCGCCTCGGCGCGAAGTCCCGCAAGGCTCTCGACGGCGAGGTCTGGGACGAGGCCCGTTGGGACAACGAGCTAGCCGCGGACCTGCTGTCGCGGGCTGAGCCCATCTCGACCGCCGCCGGCAGGGCGACCCTCGACGATGTCAGCTCCGACCCGGACCTCTACGACGCGTCCCGCACCGAGGCATACCTCGACGTCGCGACCCAAGGCGTCAGCCACGGCATCAACCTCGAGACCGCGGCGCAGGTCGAGGCGGCTCTCGACCAGGACGACCTCGATGCGGCGCTGAAGGACGTCTTCGCGGTGGCGGTGGAGACCCGCGCCGTCGAGATCGCCGCGGGCTTCGTCCAAGACCTGACCGGGTTCGGCAAGGTCGAGGCCTTCAAGCACGCAGGCCTCAAGGGGCGCAAGACCTGGCGGGTCACCTCCGGCAACCCCCGGTCGGCGCACGCGTCGCTGAGCGGCCAGACGGTCGACTTCGACGCGAAGTTCACCAACGGCGCCATGTGGCCCGGCGACACCCGGCTTCCTCCGGGCGAGCGCGTGAACTGCAAGTGCGCGCTGGATGTCTCCACCGTCTCCGAATGACCAAACCCATCCGGCGGGGCAGACCTCCGCCAGCCCGACCGCACAAGGGCGGAAGGAGAACCGTGCGTATCAAGAGCTGCCCCGTGCAGATCAAGGCCGCTGGCCCCAACGAGGGCACCGAAGAGGGCGTGTTCGAGGCGATCGTAGCCGCGTACAACCTGGACTCCGTCGGGGACAAGATCGTGCCCGGCGCGTTCGCGGAGACCCTCGCGGAGTGGGCGGCCAAGGGCGACCCCATTCCGGTGCTGTGGAGCCACCTGTCCCACGACCCCGACTACCACATCGGCTACGTCCTGGAGTCCGAGGAGCGCCCCGAAGGTCTCTGGGTGAAGGCCCAGATCGACCTGGACGACCTCGCCGACCCCAAGTCGAAGGCGGCCAAGGTCTACCGCCTGCTGAAGGGCCGACGGGTCACGCAGTTCAGCTTCGCCTACGACATCGTGGAGGGCGGCTGGGTCGAGCAGAAGGCCAACGGCGTCGACTCCAGCTACTACGAGCTGCGCAGGCTGAAGCTGTTCGAGGTCGGCCCGACGCTCATCGGCGCCAACCAGCAGACCGAACTCCTGGACGTCAAGTCCGGCGACCGCCCGGTGCGCATCAGCATCGACGGCGCCACTCCCGAAGACTCCGCGGCCATCAGGCAGGCCGTCAAGACCGCTTTCGACCCTGCGGGGACGAAAGCGGCGACGGCCCCGGCGGCAGCGCGGCTCGATGGCCTCAAGCAGATCGAGGCCCTCGTGAAGGAGTTGCTGGGCTCCACCGACACCAGCACCACAAGCGACGACGAGAAGGCCGAGCCACCGGCCCGGTCCGCCGACTCCGAGGAGCCCGAAGGGGCCAAGGATGTTCAGCCGACCCAGCCCAGCCCCGCCTCGCTCCGTCTGCGCGCCGAGCTCGCAGCACTCGCTTCGGGCCTCACGCTCACGGACTGAGGAACCACGATGAAGATTGACGAGATCAAGGGGCGGCTCGAGGTCGTCCTGAAGGAAGCGCAGGCCATCTCGGCGAAGGCCGAGGACGCTGGCCGCGACTTCACCGACGACGAGCGCTCCGCCGTCCAGGCGAAGATGGCCGAGGCCAACGACCTCGCCGAGCAGTTCAAGAAGGCCAAGGGCGACGGCGAACTCCGCAAGGCCATCGCCGGTTTCGGCGACGAGATCGGCCTGAACGAGAAGTCGGAGAAGCGCACCCCGTCCGGCCTGGTGATCCCGGACGGCCGCAAGTCCCTCGGTCAGCACTACATCGAGTCCGCCGAGTACAAGGCGCTCCTGGACAGCGTCCCCGGCGGGAACTTCTCCAAGCAGCACCGGGTCCAGGCCCGCCCGGCTGGCTTCCAGCACCTGGTGCCCACCTCGCGCAGCGCCAAGGCGCTCCTCACGGGCGCCTCGGACACCGCCGCGGGCGCGTTCGTCCAGAACGACTCCCTCGGCCTCCAGGTCGGCATGGAGGCGTTCCAGCGCCCCCTGACCCTGCGCGACCTCGTCACGCCCGGCACCACCGGGTCCGACACAGTCGACTACGTCCGCATCGCCAGCACCACCAACGCGGCCGCCCCGGTGGCCGAGGCGACCACGACGTCCAACGGCACCAAGCCCGAGTCCTCGATGGCCACCATCAAGGTCGCGGCCCCGGTGAAGACGATCGCCCACTGGATTCCCGTCACCAAGCGGGCCCTGAGCGACGCCGCGCAGATCCGGACCCTGATCGACAACTTCCTCCAGTACGGCCTGGAGGAAGAGCTCGAAGACCAGATGATCGCCGGCGACAACGTCGGCGAGAACTTCGAGGGCCTGAGCAACGTCTCCGGCGTGCAGGCGCAGGCGTGGGACACCAACGCGCTCGTCACCCTGCGCAAGGCGAAGACGAAGGTCCGCACCGTCGGCCGCTCCATCGCGACCGGCTACGTGCTCAACCCGCTGGACGTCGAGGCGCTCGACCTGCTGACGGACAACGAGAACCGCTTCTACTTCGGCGGGCCGTCCGGCACCATCCAGATCGGCACCGCGGCCCCGCTGTGGAACCTGCCGGTCATCGAGTCCGAGGCTGTCCCCGCGGGCACCGGCTACGTCGGCGACTGGCGCAAGGCCATCCTCTGGGACCGCGAGCAGGCGTCCATCACGATGAGCGACTCGCACGCGAACTTCTTCATCCAGAACCTCGTGGCGATCCTCGCCGAGATGCGCGCGGCCTTCGGCATCATCCAGCCGAACGCGTTCGTCGAGATCGACCTGACCGCCTGATCCGGAGGAGGCACCGTGACGTACTTGAACCCGGCCGCAGGCAAGCGGCGCGAGTCGACCGGAGCGGCGGCCGTCACGGTCGCCAACCTCACCGAGGGTCCGGGAACCGCCGACGGCACGCTGGTGGACGTCGGCGCGTCGTTCACCCAGGCGACGCTCAACAACAACTTCCGCGACTTGTCGGCGAAGCTCAACGCGCTCCTCACGGAGTGCCGCAAGGCCGGAATCATCGGCTGATGGCCCACGGACGGTGTCCCGTATGCGGTGTCGCTCACGCCACGTGCGGGACACCGTCCACCTCGACTCCAGTGGACATCCCCCAGGAAAGGGTCACGTCAGTGGGAGAGCTGCGCAGGTACAACGTCACCGTCGGCAAGAACACCACGGTGATGAAGCTGAACGACAAGGACGCCGAGGCCTACGGCGACGACGCCGTGCCGGTCGACGGCAAGCCCCCGACCAAGGCCCGCGGCGCACAGAACAAGGCGCGGACCGCGAGCGACAAGGGGAGCACCGATGGCCCCGCTGGCGACCACGACTGAACTCGAGACCTACACCGGTCTCACCTTCGAGCAGGCCCGGTCCGACATGCTGCTGGAGCAGGTGTCGGCCGCGGTGCGGAACTACTGCCGCTGGCACGTCGCGCCGTCCCACGTCGACACCGTCACGGTCGACGGCTCCGGCGCCGACGTGCTCAAGCTCCCCACGCTGTTTCTCACGGCCCTGACATCCGTCACCGAGAACGCCGAGGCGCTCGACCTCGACGACCTCGAGTGGACCGAGGCGGGCTACCTGAAGCGCTCGACCCCGTGGACGCGCAAGCTCCGCGGGGTCGTCGCGGTCATCGAGCACGGCTACACCGAGGTCCCCCTGGAGGTCAGGGAGATCGTCATGAACGCCGCCGCCCGCGGCCTCCTGACGCCCGCCGGTGGCGTGGTTCGCGACCAGGAGTCCATCGGCGACTACAGCCTCGGGACGACCTACTCGCAGATCGGCTTCAACCAGGCCGGCGGGTCGGCGCTGATGGATCACGAGAAGACGATCCTCGACACCTACAGGATTCCGAACCCGGCATGAGGAGAGACATGCGGTACGCGTTCAGCAAGTTCGACGGCCAGCCCCTCCCGGCACGTAACCGCCTGGAGCTCGAAGCCCTGCTCGCCGAAGGCCACCACGCCGAACCGACGGAGGTGTCCGGTGCTGAGTCGACTGCTGAAGCAGACCTGCCGAATCCTGACGCCGACCAAGACGGCCAACGGCTTCGGGACGGCGACGGACAACTGGGCGAATCCGGGGACGCAGGAGCGCCCGTGCCGCCTGCAACTGGTCGGCGGCGCTGAGAGCGACGACAACCGGGACCTCTCGATCGGTCAGTGGAAGCTGTTCCTCCCTCCCGCCGCGGTCGTGTCCGAGCACGACCGGGTCGAGGTGGAGGACAAGGTGCTCGAGGTGGTCAGCGTCTACCCCGTTCACAGCCCACGCGGTCTCCACCACTACGAGGTCGCCCTGACGACCTTCTCCGGAGGTGTGCCCAGTGCCTAGCGTCCGGGTAGTCATGAACCCCTCGGCGATCGAGCGCTTGCTGCGCGGTCCCGAGTCCAAGGGGATGAAGCGCTCCCAGGCAACGAAGATCGCAACCGCTTGGAAAGGCAACATCAACCGGATCACCGGTGCAACCGACGCGTCGATCGACGTCGAGGAGGACGGCGATCAGTTCCTGGTCGTCGCCGACACCGCCCGCAGCCCTGGGTCCGCGTGGTACTGGCTGGAGTACGGCACGTCGAAGATGCGCGCGCAGGCTCCCGGTCGGCGCGCGATCCGGAAGGGGTGAGCATGACCGTCCCCGTGGTCGTCATGCCCAACCCGTGGCTGATGATGCTCGACCTCATCCGGGCGCACGAGGACATCCCGGACCCGTTCAACCCGGTCAACGAGCACATCCTCGAGACGCTGCCCGACCACTTCCCCGCGGGGATGCCCTACCTGCACGTGGTGCAGGTGCCCGGCGGACGGCGCAACGTCCAGCTCCGCCTCGCGACGGCGCTGTTCGACCTCCACGTCTACGACCCCGACCTGTTCGCGGCGATGGAGTACGCCCGGCAGTTCGCGGGCATCGTCCAGTCGTTGGAGCAGAAGCGCACCGCCCTCGGCGGCTTCAGCCTGGTGCGCCTGGTCGACGAGCCGTTCCCACTCACCGACCCGGACACCGGGTCACCGCGGGCGATCATCCCGGTCTCGGCGACGTACCGCCCGCTCTAACCCCCCTTCCTGCCCCGAGCACGGGGCTCTTCGTCATGCCCAAGGAGTGACCCGTGGCCCCGGTCGTTGAGAACACCGTCGTCGGCAAGTACGGCAACGTCTACATCGCCCCGTTCGGCACCGCACCGCCGTTCACCGTCCCCGCCGACGCCACCGTCGACGTCGACTCCGCGCTGCCCCCGGCCTGGACCGCGGCCAACCTCGGCTACCTCCACGAGGAGGACACCCCGACGTTGAGCTTCGACACCACGACCGAGCGTGTCAGCGCGTGGCAGCTCCAGGGCGCGACCCTGCGGTCCCTGCTGACGATGAAGGTCCGCTCGATCCAGTTCACGTGCCGCGAGTTCAACCGCAAGGTGTGGAACCTGGTCGAGCCCGGCACCACCTACACCCCCGGCGCCAACGGCACGGTCACCGCGACCATCCCGGCGACCGCGTCCAACCCGCCCAAGGCGGGCCTGTTCGAGATCCAGGATCTCGACTTCGGCGTGAAGCTCCTCGTCTACGTGCCTCGCCTCACGGTGTCCGAGCTGGGAGACCTCCAGTTCAACAACAGCGACACGGCGAACACGCAGATCACGTTCGAGTTCGAGCAGGAGACCGACACGGCCCCGCCGTACTACATCGCGACCAACCACCCCGGTCTGGTCAACGCCTGAGCCGGTGGGGTCGGACGCTGTGCGGCCGTCCGACCCCACTTTCATCCTGTCCGCCGCACCGACGTTCGGAGCCGCACATGCCCCGCTCGCAGAAGCGCAAGCGCAAGTCCGCCAAGTCCACCGGGCCGGTCCCCGACCTCAGCAGAGCGCTCGCGCCCAACGCGCTCGCCGCCGAGGCCCAGGGCCGCAACATCACCTTCGTGTGGCGTGACATCGAGTTCGTTGTGGACCTCCAGGCCGTCAAGTTCGGCAAGGCCGCCTTCTCGATCAGGGTCGTCAACAACGACACCCTCAACGTCATGGTCCGCATGGACGCGGCGATGGCCGTCCTCGAAGCGGCGGTAGGCCAGGAGCAGCTCATGCAGGCGCTCGCGGTCGAGCCGAACTTCTTCGACGACATCGAGGTCATCCACAGCTTCTGGGACGCGTACACGACCGCCGTGTACGGGGCCGCCTCGGGGGAATCGCAGGCCTCCTGACCTTCCTCGACCACGAGGAGGCGCGGGAGGCCATCGAGTTCGATCTGGCCGTCCGCGGCATCGACCTGGCCGACCTCTACACGGACCGCATGTCCCTGCGGAGGTTCCGGGTCCTCTTCCGCGGGCTCCCCAACGACAGCCGGATTCACACCGTGCTCCGGCGCATCTACAAAGAGCAGGGCGACCTGAAGACCACGCCGATCGAGGAGCTTCCCGCCGACGTCTGGTCCACACAGGACTGGATGCTCGCCACCCTCATCGACGAGACCCGCGGCCTCCGCTGGCTGTACGCCGCGAGGAATCGCAAGCCCGGCACGCCCGCGCCGCCGTACCCCGAGGCCATGCCCCGGCCCGGCGGCCAGCCACGCAAGCGCAAGCGCATCAACGCCTTCTTCTCGGCGTTCGGCCTACCTCCTCTGGAGGCCGCCCAACCCTGATGGTGGAGGTGGGCTGTGCCGCGTGGTGTGGAGATCGGCCGCGGCTACATCGCTGTCGACACCGAGGACGACGGGGCCCGCGACAAGCTGAAGTCTTTCGGCGTCGCCGCAGCCAAGGCGTTCGCCTACGCCGCCGCGGGCGCCGGAATCCTCATCGGCGCCACCGCAGCGGTCGGCATCCAGTTCAACAGCATGAAGGAGCAGGCCGAGGTCGCGTTCACCACGCTCCTCGGCAGCGGCGACGCCGCGCGCGCCATGCTGGCCGACCTCCAGAAGTTCGCCGCGTCGACGCCGTTCGAGCTGCCCGGACTGATCGACAACGCCCGCCAACTCCTCGGCGTCGGTGTGGCGGCCGACCAGGTCATCCCCACCCTGACCGCGCTCGGCAACACCGCGGGCGCCCTCGGCATCAATCAGGACGCGTTCAACCGCATCCTGCTCGCCACCACCCAGGCGATGGGCAAGGGCAAGCTCCAGGGCGAAGAGCTCATGCAGATGGTGGAGAACGGCATCCCCGTCTGGCAGCTCCTGAGCAAGGCGCTGGGGAAGCCGGTCGAGGAGCTCCAGAAGCTCTCCTCGGACGGCAAGCTGCTGTCCAACGAGGTGCTGCCGCTCCTGTTCGACCAGATGCAGAAGGACTACGGCGGCGCGATGGCCGCCCAGTCCAAGACCCTCGTCGGCACCTGGTCGTCCTTGAAGGACAACGCCAAGAGCCTCGCGGGCATCGGCTTCAAGCCGCTCTTCGAGGAAGCCAAGAACGTCGTCGGCGCGCTCGGCGAGCTGGCCGCTTCCGACGGCGGACGCGAGTTCGCCGAGCGGTTCGCCTCCGGGCTCGACCTGGCGATCAAGCAGACCAAGACCTTCGTCAACGGCGTGCGCATCTCGCTCGGCGGCGAACTCGGCGACACGCTCGACATCGCCAAGGCGCGGGCGCAGGCCTACTTCGACACCTTCAAGACCGTTGCCAGCAACGCGTTCAGCGGCCTCGGCGACATCTTCCGGCGGCTCCTGCCTGAGATCAACACCTTCTTCAACGCCCTCGGCTTCGCCGTCGAACCAGCGCTGCGAGCCGTCAGCTCTGTCTCGGAGTCCTTCGCCCGCAACGCGGACGGCATCGGCAAGGCTCTGACCACCGCGCTCAGCATCGTCAACGCGGTCGCGGGTCCCGGCTTCGCCCTCCTCGGGTCGGCGATCTCCGGCGCGGCCTCGGTGCTGTCCGGCCTGCTCAACCTGATCAACAGCGCGCCCACGTTCTTCGGCACGCTGGCGGGCGCGCTCGCGGTCGGCGTCATCGGCTGGCGGCTGCTCGGCGGCTCCATCGCGGACGCCACCAAGGCCCTAACGCTGTTTTCCACGACCGGCCTCATCGGCAACGGGCTCAAGGGCTTCGCGTCCAAGATCGATGACGTGGCCATCGCCGCCGGTGCGCTGACCGAGCGGCTCCTCGGGTCGAGCAAGGCCGGTATGGGCCTGGTCAACATGGGCACCGCCGCGAGCGGTGCCCTCCGCGGCCTGGCCTCGGCTCTGCCCGCTCTCGGCGGCGCGCTCGCCGTGGCGGGCGTGCTCCTCGGTACGTACCTGGTCCAGCAGAACGCCATCAAGGACGCCGCCGAGGGCATGGCCCGCGGGCTGTCGGAAGGCGGCCAGAAGGCCAGGGACGCGGCCGCGTCGCTCGGCAGCCTGAAGACTCAGCTCGCCGGGGTCGAGGCCCAGCAGAACGCCTGGAATAACAGCCTCGCGGCGACCCAGGCCGGTGCCGATGACGTGTTCGGCGGTCAGCTCGGCGACAAGGCGGCGGACCTGAAGAGCCGCATCGCCGAGGTCGACACCCAGTTCAAAGAGCTGGTCAAGAACATGTCCCCGGCCGAGGCCGCGCAGGCGAACTACAACCGGGCGGTCGCCGAGTACGGGGCCCACTCCGACCAGGCGACGCAGGCGAGCGCGCTCTGGCGGGCCGCGCTGGCGGACGAGAAGCTGAAGAACGAGCAGGCCGCCGCGGCGACCAAGACTCACATCGACAAGCTCCTCGAACTCCAGGCGACCCAGCTCGGCATCCTGAACACCGACATCGGGTACCGGCAGTCGCTGTCCCAGTTGGAACTCGCGCAGGCGCGCGCGGCCGACGCGGTGCAGAAGTTCGGCTCGTCGTCGCAGGAGGCCAAGGACGCCAACCTCGCCCTCGAACAGTCCATCGCGGGCACCATCGACGCGGCCGGTCGACACGCGGCGGCGATGAACTCCAGCAAGTCCGCGGAGGAGCAGGCCACCGCGGCGATGAATGCCCAGAACGCCGAGGCCGTCCGGCTCGTCAGCGTCATGGGCGACCAGGCCCCGGCCAGCTTGCAGAAGTTCGTGGCCAACATGGACGCCTCCCAGCTCGCGGCGATCGGCGTCACGGCGCGCGTCAACGAGGCGGGCCAAGCAGTCCTCGTCATGCCCGACGGCAAGGAAGTCAAGCTGCTGGGCGACAACGCGGACGCGATGGCCAAGATCCAGGCGGTCAACGACGCCACCCTGAAGGACAAGTACGCGACCCTGTGGATCACCACCGTCACCTCGACGGACAGCAAGGTCGCTGCTGACTGGGGCGTCGGCGGCAAGGCCATCGGCGGTGCCACGAAGCCGAACGTGCCGTACATGGTGAACGAGCGCGGCCCGGAAATGATCTTCGAGGACCGCGCGCAGTACGTCGCCACCGCCTCGCAGACCCGATCGATGCTCAACGGGATGGGTGCCGGCTCCAGCGGCCGGCCGCCGATCCAGCAGAACATCTACCCCTCGCAGGGGATGTCCGAGCAGAACATCGCCGACCTCGCCGCAGCAGGCATCCAGTGGAGGTCGAGGTTCACATGACCACCATCATGACGCCCACCTGGGCGATCGACGGGGTCACGTTCAACGTGGCTGACGCCGACGTCGAGTGGATCATCCACGAGGACGAGGGGTGGGACAACCCGCCCGAGCTGAAGGACTCCCTGTCGTCGCGGATGATCGGCGCTGGCTCCTACGACAGCGTCGCCTACCCCGGCACGCGGCTGATCGTCCTGGACGGGCTGCTCCGCGGCTCGTCCAGGACGATCGTCGAGAAGGCGCTCCGGAAGCTGGCGCTCGTCGGCGGTTCGGGCCTGGCGACGCCGCTGGTGCGGACCGATGAGGAACTGGCCTTGCAGTGCATGGTCAAGCGCGCCGCCCGGCCGTCGACGCGCCGCCTGTCCCCGACGGACGTCCTCTTCCAGCTCTCGCTCGTCGCGCCGGACCCGCGCAAATACTCCGCCGAACTGCACAGCACACCCGCCGTCGGCCTCGGCACCCCGCCGACCGGCGGCGTGCTGTGGGACGGCCCGGCGGGCGGCACCGGGCTCCAGTGGGGTGGACCCGCGGGCGGCACCGGCGTCATCTGGCAGGGCGCCGCGGGCACGCCCGGCATCGTCACCGTCACCAACGCCGGGAACGAGCCCGCCCCCCTCCAGTTCGCCATCACGGACTCGGCCGAGGCCATCCCCAACCCCGGCATCCAGAACCTCAGCACCGGCGAGGTCATCGCCTACAGCGGCGTCCTCCCGATGGGCTCGCTGCTGGAGATCGACGCCGACCCCGAAGCGGCCTCCGTCCTCGTCGACGGCTCGAACCGCGGGCCGAGCCTCAGCCGGGCGGAGTTCTTCACCGTCCCGCCCGAGACGTCGATCCAGATCCTGTTCACCTCCACCGCTCCCGCCCCCGGCGCCTCGCTGGTCGTGCGCTGGCGCGACACCTACATCTAGGAGGACTCGTGGTCACGCCTGTCGCTCTGACCGATGCGATCCCCCTCCTGGAGACCGGAGGCGTCACGGGACGCAACTCGTCGCAGGACATCCGCAAGGGGTGGATCACCCCCCTCGTCCAGGTCGGCAGCACCTCGGACGAGTTCGTCGCCCGGCAGGGCGTCTTCTACCGCGGGGTCGGCACGCCGACAATGAAGGTCAGCCAGAACGGCACGGCCGACCGTAACGTCCGGATCACCGCGGGCTCCTGCGTGATCAACCGGACCGGTGAAGGCTCGTACCTGGTCTTCACCACCACCGCCGTCTCGACGCTGCAACTCGACCTCTCCGACGCCACGAACCCGTGCATCGACGCGGTCGTGGTCCGGCTGTACGACAAGAACATCACCGCGGACTCCGGCGCCCCGCTCCACGGCCCCTACTTCGACGCGATCCGTGGCACGCCCAACGCCTCCACCAACCTGAACGGGACGCCAGGCAGCGCCGGCGGGCCGCCGATCATCCCGGACGGCTGCCTACTGCTGGCCTACGTCGTCCGGGCTGCGAGCAGCCCCGGCAACACGATCATCGACGCCAACATCACCGACAAGCGGAAGTCCACCGCGCTCCTCGGCGCGAACCGGCTCCTGCTCGCGGGCGACTCCGCGGCGGACAGCGGATACACGCTCGGCGACCTCCGGCAGCGGCTCGTCGGCGGCGTCCTCCAGGCCCCCGAGTTCTGGGGCGTGGACAGCAAGTGGCACGGCACGGTCCCGCGCTACTACCAGGGCGTACAGACCCTGTCGTCCGGCACGCGCAGCATGGCCAGCAACACCGTCTACGTCCACAGCCAGATTGACATCCCGGACCTCGGCTACGACTACGCGGCGACCTTCCGCACGCACATCCAGGTGTCCGGGCTCGGCAACGACAACTACGTCGAGGGCTGGGTGCGCTCGGACAACTCGGCCTCCGGCACGATCTGGGCGGCGGGCAGCGCCATCGCCCGCGGCGCCCTCGACGCGCCGCTGTCCCTGCCCGGATACAAGGTCTGCAACGTGCCCGCGGGCGCGGCCAAGACCTTCTACTTCACGGTCCGCGCCAACGTTTCCGGCAGTTTCTCGTGGACCGACCTCGCCAACGGCTTCTCCGCGCTCGTCGTCCCGCTGTAGCCGAGGAGGCGACCCGTGGCGCTGCCCTTCCGGCTGTTCGTGGCCAACACGGTCACCGGCCAGATCGTCACCGACGTGCCGTTCGTGGGGGTCCCGAAGTGGGAGTACCGCCTCAACTCCACCGGTGGCCTGACCGCGTCGGTGCCGATCGGCGCACTGTCCAAGCGGGACCTCGACGAGTTCGCCAACTCGTGGCGGTGGAGTTGGGGGTTCGCCTACGGCTCCCACATCTTCCAGGCCGGGCCCGCAGTCACCGACCGCTACACCGACCAGGAGGGGCCGCCGACGGCGGACGTCGGGTGCGGCGGCCTGATGCACCTGTTCACCAAGCGGATCATCAAGAACTCCGCGTGGACCGAGGGGCAGAACATCGCCTCACCGGTCGCCGACCTCCAGTACACCAACCTCACCCTGCGCACCATCGCGCGCCGGATGATCGAGAACGACATGGCGCAGGTGGGCCACAGCCTCCCCATCGCGCTGCCCGCCGAGGATGCCCCCTCGACCCATGAGCGCTACTACCCCGGCTACGACCTGGCTACCGTGGGCGAACGGTTGCAGCAGCTCACCCAGGTCAACAACGGGCCCGAGGTCGAGTTTCGCCCCGTCTACACCGACGACAACCAGTTGGCGATCCGGTGGGAGATGCGCGTCGGCAACCCGCGGCTCGGTCGGCTCGACGCGCCGCACGTGTGGGACTACGGCGCCGCGCTGACCCACGTCGACTACGACCGCGACGGCAGCCAGCAGACGATGGCCCACTTCGAGAAGGGCAACGGCGACAAGCGGGACCTCCTCACCGCCTACCAGGACGACAAGACCCTGGTGAACCTCGCCACCTACCCCTACCCGGAGCTGGAGACCGTCGGCTCCGACGTCAGCTCCACCGAGGACGGCACGCTGCTCCAGTCCAAGGCGGACGGCTACGTCGCCACCCACGGCCGTGCGGTGATCTCGTGGGCCGCGACCGTGCGGATCGACGGCACCAACGGCCAAGGCAAGATGACCCGCTCTCCGTCGATCGACCAGCTTCGCGCCGGCGACACCGCGACCATGCGGATGCAGGACCACCGCCGCATCCTCGACGGCACGTACACCCGGCGGGTGCTCGGCGCCTCCAGCGGCTCCGGCCTCTACACCGCCCGCCTCGTCTTGCAACCGACGGAGTAGGGGGAACCCGTGACCCTGCCCGGCCCGGTGCCACAGTCGAACGACAAGCTCCAGGACGACATCGGCAGAATCTGGGCGTCCATCAAGGAGTTGGGCCGCAAGACCCTGCGCGTCATCCGTCGGGACAGCGACGGCTCGCGCGCCTTCGACGCCTCCGGCGACACGTGGCTGCTGTTCGATAAGGCGGAGAACCAGCTCGTCGCCGACGACGCTAGCGGCGTGGGCCTGGCGCTCCCGTGGATTCCCATCCCCACCGTCTCGATCCTCGGCATCCCGCAGACCAACATCGCCTCCTACGGGGTGGTGGCGTCGACGCTGGGCTTCCGCAAGACCTCGCCCTACTGCTCGGTGACCATCTACGCCCAGACCCAGAGCGGCGCCGTTGGCAACGCCCGCGTGACCATCAACGGTGTCGCCGTCGGCGCCGTGCTGGCGGTCCCCGCCACCTCCACCCAGACCCTGACCCAGAACCTCGCGCTGCCCGGCGCCGTCGGCGACACCATCACGATCAACGTCGAGGTGCAGGTGACCAACGCTCTCGGCACCATCGGCGCCGCCTTCACGGCCACCCAGCGCGGAACCCCTTAGCTACCAACCAGGAGGCACGCGTGACCGGCTGGAATCGACGAGGACTGTGGTCGGCGCCGCGCCTCCGCGGGCGGTCGAGCGTGACCCTCATGGCGGTTTTCTGCATCGCCGCGCTCGTGCGCGCCTGGGACTACGCCACCGGCACGGACGGCACCGCGGCTACACCCGGCTCCGCGCTCGGCGCGATCGAACGGGCGTTCCCGCTCTGCGTGTGGGGCACCGCCCTGGCTGTCGGCGCTGCCCTAGTGCTTGGTGGCGCGGCGGGCCGGTGGGGGCTCGCCGTCGCCGCCGGGTCGGTGCTGCTCGCCGCCACCTACTTCGGCCTCACCGTCGGCTTGTTGGTGGAGTACCTGGGACGCCCGTGGTTCGACGGCGTCCGCGCCGCGATCGGTCTGGCCGTCCCGGTGGTGTGGCACATCATCGTGGCCAACCACGCCGCCACCCAGCGCCAGGCGCTCGCCCTCGCAGAAGGCGGTGCAAGTGGCTGACATCGCGTCCATCACCGAAGTGATGAAGAACAACCCGGCCGTCGTCTACGTCGGCATGGCCGCCGTCGTGCTGGGCTACGTCGCCACGGTGTCCTCAGAGCTCCAGAAGATCCTCGGCCCGCTGGGGCGCTGGCTCGCCGCCCGGCAGGCCCGCCGCACCGAGCGCGCCACGAAGCAGACCGACGTCCAACTGCTCGACATCCAGCGCCAACTCGGCCACGTGGTGCCCCGACTCAGCGAGGTCGAGCGGCAGCTCTACCAGATGCGCCAGCTCGCGCTGAACCACGAGCCCTGGGACTGGCAAGCCCTCTCCGACCTCCGCCGCACACAGCCGGGCTACAGCGAGCCGCCACCGCTGCTCCCGCCCCCGGCTCCCAAGTCCTAGGGAGGACTTCGTGACCTTGATCATGGGTGCGCCGAGCACCGACCTTCCCACTGTGCTGCGCAACCTCGTCGCGCAGGGCGCCGACCCGCTGTTCGTCGGCACCATCGCCCCGGAACTGTGGGCGGCGTCCGAGGACTACGGCCTCGACCCGGTGTACGTGGTGGCGCAGTCCGTGCAGGAGACCGGGTGGGGCAAGTGGCCCGCGCCCGCAGTCATCGACGCCCGGTGGCGCAACACGTGCGGGCTGAAGGTCCGCGACCAGACCCTCCACCCCGAGGTGGCGGCCAGCAAGCCGCTCGCGCACCAGCAGTTCCCCTCGTGGCGACTGGGTGCCATCGCGCACGTGCAGCACCTCCGCGCCTACGTCGGCGTGAAGTTCTCCGCCCCGGTCATCGATCCGCGGTGGGACTGGGTGTTCGGCAAGCACGCGGCCCGCCACTGGGAAGACCTGTCGGGGAAGTGGGCCGTCCCTGGTGAGGGCTACGGCCAGAAGGTCGTAGCCATCGGAACCAAGCTGATCGGAGCGTGACCCTGTGGGAGCAGTGAGACAACTCGTCGACGAGCTGCGACGCCGCGGTGTCGTCGTGCACGAGTGGTCCGGATGGGACGGCCGCGGCAACGAGGGCGTCACCCAGATCACCCCGCACGGCGCGGTCCTGCACCACACCGCCACCGGCTACGGGTCGGCGTTCGCCGGGCTCGTGGCGTCCACCCGGTCCGACCTGTACGGCGGGTGCCTGTGCAACTTCGCCGGGAACTCCGACGGGTCGCTGACCGTCGTCGCCTCCGGCCTGGCGTGGCACGCCGGGTCCGGCGCGGGCCCATCGCTCGGCCCGCTGGCGCCGTACCGCTCGGCGATGAACCGCAGCACCATCGGCCTGGAGATCGTCTACCCCGGCGACAAGCCGATGACCGACCAGCAGTACGCCGCCGCGCTGGTTTTCGCGCGCGCCGTCGCAGACCTGTTCGGCGGCGGCGACATCGAGTGCGTCCGCGCGCACGCCGAGACCAACGGCCGCGGCGGTGACGGCAAGTGGGACCCCGGTTGGGCGCCGGGTCAGACCATCGACATGGCTGCCTTCCGCCGCGAAGCAGCCGCAACCACCTCCAAGGAGGACGACGTGACCCCTGAGGACATCAAGGCCATCGCCGCCGAGGTCGGGAAGATCCTCGTCCCGGTCGGCTACGGCACCGGCAAGGACGCCAAGCCCCCACTGCCGCTGACCGAGCACATGCGCGGCAGCAACCACGGCATCTGGACCGAGCCGGAGCGCGTCGGCAAGGAGGTCAAGGCCCTCGTGCAGGAGTGCCACGACGACCTCGCCCGCCGCATCGGCGAGGGCGGCGGCGGTCAGGTGACGCTGACCGACGAGCAGGCGCAGGCGGGCTTCGACAGCCTGAAGGTCCAGCTCGGCGCGCAGACCGAGGAGGCGCTGGAGGACCTGTACCAGCGGCTCGTCGAGACCAACTCCGTCGACGCCGTCCGCCAGGTGCTCGCGTCCTACGTCGGCAAGGCGACGGTCGACCTCAGCTTCAAGAGCACGGCGCCGAGCCCGTCCGGGGGCGCGTGATGAACACCGCGCAGATCCTCGCGATCGTCGTCGGCACGCTCGTGCCGCTCGTCAACGGCCTGGTGACCCGGTACGCGGCGAGCCGCGCGCGGGTCTACCTCCAGCTCGTACTGAACTCCGCCGCGGGCTTCGGCGCCGAGTGGCTCCACGCGCTCACCACAGGGACCGCGTACGACGTCGGCTCCGCCGCGCTGGCCGCGCTGCTCGCGCTCGTCACGTCGATCGCCACCCAGGCCGGTGTCTGGGCGCCGCTCGGCGTGTCCGAGAAGATGAAGCGCTCCGGCGTCGGACGCTCGGAGTTCGACCTCGCCCGCTGACCGACAGACAACACGAAGGGCCCCGGCTCACCCTCGCGGGTGGGCCGGGGCCCTTTCGGCGTTGTACGGGTCGCCGGAACTGGCAGTCAGCTTGCGCTCGGCTGTGCCGACTCCTCGGCGCGGAGCAGTGCGGCGCGCTGCTCGCACAGCTCGGCCAGCTCCCGGCCGAGGACCGCCATCCGGTCGAGGCGCTCCAGCGCTCCCGCCGTGGTCTCATCCTGGCCGAACCCGATGCGGTTGTAACCGAGGCGGTCGATCCGGTCGCGGATGTCGTCGTCAGCGGCCACGCTCATGCCTCCGGGGTTCCGTAGTGCTGGGCCATGAGCGCGCGCACCTCGTCGTGGACCTCCGGCGCACTCTCGCGGAGGCGTCCGAGGTACGCCTCCGCCTCCGCCTGGTGGCCGTCGTCGGTGAGGTCGACGACTTGGTAGAAGTGCGCTTTCGCGTCGCGGGCGGCCCGCCACGTCTGGCTGAAGTCCACGGTCACGCCGCCTTCGGAGGTGGTGGGGTGGGGCGCTGCGCCTGCGCGGTCGGGGGAAGTTCACGCGCAGGCGCAGCGGACTGGGGACGACCACCGGCGCGGGTGGTCGGCAGTTCGAGGGAGGCCGCCGCCGAGGTCGAGCACTGCCAGTCGGCGAGGCGCGCCCTCACTCGCGACACGGTGCGGTGCCGGACCCGGCGGCGGCGGTACTGGGGGATGAGCACGAACGCGACGAGCACCAGGCCGCCGACGGTGAGCACGAGGCCGGTCAT